CAGACCCCCCGATGACTTGGAATACACATTATGCCGCATACTCTTACTCCCCTTCAGGTTTTATAAGGTTTCCGGGCCTTTCACCCGGATCCCCGTCAGATGGTCATTTATCTAGATATAGATTTACCTTTTGCGTTTGCACTTTTGGCATTTAACGCCCCCCGGGTGGCCGAAATCTTGTTCCCCGCGGCCAGAAGTATTCGCCGTTCTCCCCAATGAAACCGGCTCATGGCCTGTAACTCCCGGCCAAGGTCTTCAAGTAGTTCTCCCGCTCTACGAATCTGAAGATCCGAGTGTATCGGAATGTCGATCCGACGAACTGTGCCGGTGATCATTCTATCTACAGGCCCCCCGTGCATACGGTCTTGCTCGATCCACTGTACCACATTTCTCATACAACTTTACTCCCGTTAGTTGTTATTGTCGGCGAGGAAGATGTAAACACAGCGGAAGGCAACTGTCCATGCACGTTCCGGTGATGCGACAACTTGTCGCAGACCAACTGTGGTAATGTACTAGGTTTTGTCATTACCTGCCCTCGCGATGATGTTCTTGACTTGCTGTGGCCCCCAATCGCCACCCTTGGCAGTCTTCAGGCCCCGAGCCTCAAGCGCCTTCGCGATGCCCCTGTAGGACACGATGCCGGCTTCCATGATCTGGTTGATCACAGGCATGATGTTCTCGGCATGCTGCACGGCCTTGGCTTTGGTCGCGGCACCGCCCAGCTTCTGGATGTTGGCGATGTCAGGGTTGCCCAGGACAACTCCACGGGCCTTCGCTGCGGCCAGACCTGCCTTGGTGCGGACAGAGATATTGTCGCGCTCGTTCTCGGCAACGGCTGCGAGGATCTGAATGGTGAACTTGTTTGCCTGTGGCATGTCGCAGCAAATGAACTCGACGCCAGACTCCATGAGAGCGACAACGAACCCGAGGTTACGGGCCAGACGATCGAGCTTGGCGACAACCAGAGTTGCACCTGATTTCTTACAGGCCTTGAGGGCTGCGGCGAGTTCCTTACGGTCTGCACGTTTGCCTGACTCCACTTCAGTGAACTCTCCGATCAGTTCCCAAGATCCACCGTTGAGGTAATCGAGAACTGCTTTCTGTTGGGCTTCCAACCCCAGACCTGAACGGCCTTGCCTTGCTGTCGAGACGCGGTAGTAAGCCACGAACTTCCCGGTATGCAATGTCATTGTCTGATGTCCTGATGTTCTGAGTTTCTAGTTGCACCCCTTATATAGGGGTTACGTTACTCTACGTCAACTGTCTTGACGGGTAACATGCGATAGGGGCACAGCCAAAGCCATGACCCCTATTGCATGTGGACTTACTTCCCACGAACAAGTTCTGCCGCTGCCAGGCGGATGTCATCGAGGTTCGAGTTCTCCCAAGGATGGATGTTCAGGGCCATAATCATGTTCTTGAGAGCCTGAAACGGCTGGCGCTCAACTGACTTGGCTTCCTTCAGGTAAACAGTCGCCCTCTCCTTTGTCATGGCCTTGGCCAAGACGGTGCCGGTCTTTTTGTCGAACACCTTGAAGGCCACCCTGCCCGTGCTATCGAAGGCTGGGCTGGCAGAGATGGCGAACCGTGTCTCGCGTTTGAAGGTACTCATGTCGTTTTCTCCCTAAAAGTTCCGTAATTGATCAAAGTTCAGTGTCTGTACGGGTAGAAATAAGGATTCATGTGCTGTATGTCAATAGGCAATACGAAACGACATGCCCCTGACCCTCTGCACATGGACACTATCATGGACACAATGAAGACCAGCATCCTGATCACACCGGCCCTGCATGAGCGGCTGAAGGTCGAAGCTGCGGTCGAACGCCGGTCGATGTCATCGGCAATCGAGGCGCTCTGTTGGAAGGCATTAAAGGGCACCGGATCCACAGAGGATCGTGTCAATCAATTACTGGGCGACCGCTCATGATCGTCCTCGGTATTGATCCCGGGATCTCAGGTGGCTGGGCAATCATCGACGGCAACGAGGTCGCATGTGGAGATCTGCCGACATACGACAAGACAATCAATGCCTATGAACTGTCCGACATCATCAAGGCCCACAACATCGGGATGGCCGCTGTAGAGCGTGTTCACCTGATGCCGGGACAAAGCATCTCGAGTGGCGGGAAATTCATGAAAGCCTATGGCATGTGTCTCGGCGTCATCGCTGCACACATGATCCCCGTTAGACATCCGACACCAATGAAGTGGAAGCGTGATCTGGCCCTGACACCAGCGCCATCGGATCTGTCCAAGTCAGCCCAGACAACATGGAAAAAAGAACAGGCCAGACATGTGGCCTCAGATTTGTATCCGCGCTTCGCCCACATGTGGGCACGGAAAAAGGACCACAACAGGGCTGAAGCGGTCCTGATTGCAACATGGGGAATTAAGTGTGGCAACTCTAATTGAACTCTACAACGAAGCGAAGATCTGGCGGCAGCGGCATGAAGTCCTGCTGAACGAAGGCGGCTTCCACAGTACGACACACCCGTACTGGGATCAGCTAAAGGATGCGTCAAAACGCCGCAACCATGCCATCGGTGAACTTCGCGATGCACTCATGACCCGGACCATCACTGCCCATAACGGCAATACCGGCGGAACAGAGACACTCAGCATAGCCCAGGCACTGCCTCGGCTTGTCGATGCCGACGACACTACTTTCGGCGACATGGCCAAATTGGTTGGCCTCATCAACCCTCAACCTTCAGAAGGATAATATCATGGGTTTAAATCTAGGCGGCGGCGGTGACTTTGTCCCGCATATTCGTTGGAATGCTCAACTGGGCGGCAAGTGGCAGAAGTCTGCCGAAGATGGTCCGGTGGACTTCGAGTTCTCGCAAGCCATTTGCAATCTCCCGGGTCTGATGACCGGCTGGCTGCGTGTCGAAAAGGGCGAGGCCCCTGATTGGAAAGGCGACTACAACCTCGAGCAGGAATCCCCCCGCCCTTCCCCCGAGCATAACCGCGGCATCAAAGTCTTGTTCATGTTCGGAAAGAAGTTCGGTGACGGCCCAGAGCGTGAGCTTTGTGCATCAGCCAAGGGCTTGCTCATGGGCATCGAGGATCTGTTCGATAAGTACGAAGCAGAAGCCGGCGCCAACCCGGGCAAGTGCCCTGTCGTATCGTTCGATGGCGGTGAACACATCGCCCTAGGCAAAGGAGCAACCGTCAAGCCGATGATGTCTATCATCAAGTGGGTTGATACCCCGGAAGAGTGGCAAGCCGGCGCGGCACCAACACCTGATCAAGTCGAAGATCTCGACAATCAGGCTCTCAGCGATGGCGATGAGGAAGAGTTCTAAGGAGCCACACCTCTAGGGCTCTGCCCTCTCGCTATACCCGGGTGGTCGCCCTCCCTCGATCACCCGGGCCCCTTTCTCCCAGACCAGTGTGGAACCAATGTCTGATACCATCAAATTCTTCAACGCCCTATACGGCCAAGCCACAGTCGGCGGCATCGAGGTCGCCTATACACCTGTTGATTCCGGCGCACCTACTCAGTGCCGGCACATCGATGTCGGTGACTTCGACACCATAGAAGATGTGTCCAGTGACATCGCCCTCACCGGCAGCAACCAGTACTTCATTCCAAACATCATTAAAGAATCCGCCAAGGGCAGGTCATCCGACAGCGACATCAAGTCAGCGACATGTGTGTTTGCTGACTTCGATGGCGACGGGGATCTGCAACGGGCATCGAAGATCTGGAAGGATCTCGACATCTCCCCGCCTTGGGTAGTGATCACCGGCCGCACCCCACATATAAGAGGCCATGCCTATTGGCCCCTCGATGGTGAGATGGCCAACATGACAGCCTTCCGGGAAGTCCAGCAACAACTGGCCGCGGTACTGGGCGGCGACACAACAGTCCAGAACCCGTCCCGCCTGATGCGGATGCCAGGCAGCATCGCATACCCAAAGAAAGATGGCCGGATCCAAGAGACAACAGAGATCCAGCATCGCGACCAGAACCAGCAGACCTTCAGCATCATCGATCTCAGAAAGAAGCTCAACGGCTGCAAAATCTCTACGCCCGCCACTGACAATGTAGTCCCGATCAATGGATCCAAGTTGAACCTCGGCCTGTCCAAACCCCTCGATGTCAAGTCAGCATGGGAACAGGCACTGGCATCAGACTCATGGCACAACAACGTCATCAAGATGGTCGCGTCATGGGTACACAGGGGCCTCGCAGACTTCGAGATCCACCAGCTTACACAACAGATGACACTGCCCGGGTACACGGCTGATGACACAGCCAAGGAAGTCACAAAGGCGATCGACTCAGCCCGTCTCAAGTGGGGCATCAAGGAACCTGACGGCGCCATCGCAGATCCCGAGGTCGAAGGGCGACAGGAACAGAACAAGCCAGTGCCGGCATCCATGTTCATTGGTGAACCACCGGCAAGGCAGTGGGTTCTCGACAACTGGATCCCCCGAGGCACAGTCACTGCATTATTCGGTGATGGCGGTGTCGGAAAGACCCTCATCGCACAGCAACTAGCCAACTGTCTGGCACTGGGCCGCGGCTTCATGAATACACATGTCAGGCCAGCCAACGTCCTGTTCATTGCATGTGAAGATGACACCGAGGAACTGCACCGCCGGCAACATGACATCAACCAGTGGCTCAACCTGCCCACAGGCCCCGATAACCTGTACCTCTGGCCCCGGGTTGGCTTCGACAACATCCTTGCATCATTCAAGGAAGGCGAACATGCAGCCGAGGCCTTCTATGACCTGATCAAGGCGGAGATCGAGCGGATCCAGACACCCGACAAGGACACAGTCATATTCCTGGACACCGCAGCCGACATGTACGGCGGCAACGAGAACTCCCGGCGCGAAGTCAACATGTTCCTGAAGACCTACCTCGGATCCCTCTGCGTACAGTACAAGGCGACTATCATCGTCTTGGCTCATCCATCTGTCGCCGGCATGGCATCAGGCAGTGGCATGTCTGGATCGACAGCATGGAACAACGGAGTCCGCGGAAGATTCTACCTGACAAAGTCAGACACCGGCCTCGATGAAGAGAGGGTCTTGTCCCGCAAGAAGAGTAACTACTCATCTGCCGGTGATGAAGAGAACATCAACCTGATCTGGGAAGCTGGTGTACTGACACAAGTCGCCCAGGCATCTGGCAACGTCATCAGCCGCATAGAAAGGAACACATGCGAAAGGGAGACGATCTTGTCTATCGACAAATACTGGGAAGACGGCATGCCCCTCAAGGGAGCAAAAGGCCCGGGCGGAAGGAGCCATAAACTAACAGTCGCACTCCCCAGAGAACTGGCGAAGAAAGGCCACAGCCGAAAGGTCATCGCCGCTGTAATGCGTGAACTGATCGATGATGAACTGATCGTCCTGGACAAAAAGAACACCGGCACAACAACGATCAGAGGATACCGATTAACTGACGCTGGGATGGCAAGGCTGGGAAAAAAGACATGAGACATCTGGATCTCTTCTCTGGCATCGGGGGTTTTGCCCTCGGCCTACAGCGCAGCCGCCTCGATGTCGAAACCATAGGATTCTGTGAGATCGACAAGTATGCAACCCGGGTACTCAACAAGAACTTCCCTGATGTGCCCGTCTATCATGATGTTAGGACACTCGATGCAGATCGACTTGGAACAATTGATATCATCACAGGTGGATACCCCTGCCAGCCATTCAGCGTTGCCGGGAAGCAAAGAGGCACGGCAGATGACCGCCACCTCTGGCCAGAAATGCATCGGATCGTGGCTACCACAAGGCCAACTTGGGTCATTGCTGAGAACGTTGCTGGTCACATCAAGCTGGGCCTCGACCAAGTGCTATCTGACTTGGAAAACGAAGACTACACCGCATGGCCGGTTGTTATTCCAGCTTGTGCCAAAGATGCCAGCCACAGGAGAGACAGGGTCTGGATCATCGCCTCGCGTAATGATGCCGACATCAACAGCCAGCGACCACATCGAGCGGAAGTCAACAAGCACAGAGGCAGTCAACCCATTGACGGGGAAGTCAGTCAGTCTGGACAGGTTCGTGAAGTTCTGGCCGACACCGGAGATACAGGCCAGCGGGACACCCAAGATGTGGCCGACACCAGCGGCTCAACAGGCAGGGACGGGCGAGCTCCTGAATACATTGGAGACAAAGGACGGGCAACCCCCGGAACCCGGGCAGAGGGCATACAATCCAAAGACGGGGAAGCACGTTCAGATCACGCTGAACAGGGCGGTGAAGATGTGGCCAACGCCGACAGTGCGGGGATACAACAACGACGGGGCACTCGATGCCCTGATGAAGATGGATCTGACGCCGGAAGAGTTCAGCGGGATGGCGTACAGGGCAGGGAAAAAGAAGAAGGAAAAGTACAGGCCGGAACCAGAGAAGAATGGTGGCCAACTGAACCCGCAGTGGGTCGAGTGGCTCATGGGATACCCTCAAGGGTGGACCGACTTAAAGGACTAGGCAATGCCATCGTACCCCAGATCGTCACCGAGATTGCCAACGCAATACATGCCATGAATCAAGGTCGTTAAGGAATTTGACCATGACTAACATATTGATATCACAAGACAATCACAACGAACTGACTTCTCCGCGCAACAATCTTGCGTCAGAAAACACACATTGGCAGTTTACTGCGGGTTACAGCCAGTCAGTAAGAAGTCAGTACCAGTCAGTAAGGGTCAAAATAGCACCCAAAACACCTACTCAACCCATTGATAACAAACACAAATCAGAACGAACTGACTGTGTACCGACTGCCCAGTCAGTTCAACGAGATACCTCAATAACATCAATGGGTTACGACCAGTCAATAAAGTCAGTCAGACCCCCCCTTAAGGATCCCCCCCTGCTCACTACGTTCGGCCCTTCGCTTGGGGCTCGGGCCAACTTGTTCCGCTCCTTCCAATATTCCACCACGCCAGTTACCCCCGGGCCTGTCCACAAGGCCCCAGGGTATGAGGTCGCACTATCATGAAACCTGCTTCGCATCGACATCGTGAGGATATGACTTCGTCGCTCCAAGCTCTCGATAACAAGGTCCATCTGATCGAACGCAAGTGGGGGGTCGGCAAGTTACAACAGGCTGCTAACACCCATCTGTTGACCAAGTTCAATTCCCAGAAGGCCAGACTCGATTCAGCAATAGTCGATGATGATCCAGAACGAGTGATCAAGACTGCATCAGGTATGGAACGGGCATGGGATGCTCTCGAGCAGAATGCCAGGGAAACATTCACCAAGCCAAGACCGGCTGAAGTCTGGGAAGTCAAACTCGGTGACGGCAATGTCGTCGGTCTGGTACGTGACCAGGTGGATGCAAGCCTCGCTGTCGCACACGGCGCAGACATCGTCTTCACACTCAGGGAAATAGGCCTACTCATCGATGAGCTAGGCTCACTCACAATGGAAACCAAGCGACAGTTCAAGCTGTCTCAAGTCACACGAATCACCAAGTCACCTCAATTCGATGAAAGGACCGGCGATGACATCCCGTTCTAAGTCCAAAGGCAAGACCAATGTGCCCTCAGTAGAGCCTGAAGGTGGGCAGGAGAGGAAGTTCGGGGCTGCGGCAGGGAAACCCCCATCGTGGTTCTCAAGGGTGCCCACGGCTGCGATATGGGCGATCAAGGATAGCAAGGAACCAAACAAGATCACGTTCGTGGATCTCAAGGTACTCAACGTCATGTGTGCCTATGTCAACAATCAGGGGATCTGCTTTGTCGGACAGAAGCGAATGGCAAAGGCCATCGGGTCAGAACAGGCGGCAGTCTCCAAGGCAATCAAGAAATGGATAGCACTCGGTCATGTCACGATCATCAGCCAGTTCAGGTCCGAGTGGAAAGGCGTGTTCGGAAACGTCTACCGTGTGGTGTACGACGACAGGCTCAGTGATCAGGATGTCATCGATGAGATGGACAGGACGCCAGTCAAGGAACGCGAGGATCCACCAGTCATCGAAACTCACAAGGATAACCACATTCCGGTTAATACCGATAAGGGGCTAGTTGGTGAGGGTGGTGTGAAGAGCGATGCCAGGCGGCTGGCACAGTGGTATGTGGGTACCGTTCAGGCTCATAACGGGCAGCTCAGGCTGGTGAACGAGAGGGCTGTAACCGGCGCTGAGTGGCTGTTACAGGACGGCTGGACCGAGGCCGATATCAAGTACAGCGCCAATGCCTACCTCGAAGAGGGCAAGGCCAAGGGCTCGGATGCCCCGCATCACCTCGGTTTCATGCGTGGAACCAAGCCAGTGTCCAAAGGCTAGACCGTGGTCAATAGCATGGACACCCAGCCCAACAACCGCAGGATTCCGCGGTCCTCGAGGCATGAGGCACCCACCCCCCACCCTTCTCATCGCGTGACCGCCCGGGCGCGACCCCACCCTTCGGGGGGTACGCCCCGCCCTATGCGTATTGGGGGATCTCACAAAAATATTCCCCGGTTTCTGGCTATGACTGACCAACCCTCATTGTTCTGTGATGAGGCATTGCCCCGGCATTTTGAGGCGATTGAGGCTGAAGAGAGCATGGAGCCCCGGGTATTCGGGATTTGATTGCGTGATTTTTTATTTGAGTTTACTGTCCACAGGCCTTAAGGAGCTTATTGCACGATGAAACGGGATAAATGTCTGAATACGGCGGCTGATCTGGTCTGTAATGACCGAGAGGAGACGCACGGCGCGGCTGACAAGTCGTTTGGTGTGATTGCTGATCTGTGGTCGGTAACTTTGTGTCTGGAGATCCATCCTGAACAGGTCGCGATGATGCTCACACAGTTGAAACAGGCCAGGATCATCACTGGCGATGCGTCGGTTGCCGATCACTGGGTTGATCTGTGTGGATATGCGGCCTTGGGCTGTGAATTATCGACTGAGGGCGACTGATGGCTAAAACGTACAGCCCCCAGCAACGGTTTGGCGGCATCAAGGCCCTTAACAGGCGGATGTCAGGTCGAAATGACCATGTCGCGCAGCATAAGGAAGCGATTGCTGATGAATTGATGGCAGTTGGTTCGGCGAATATTTCTGATGTGATTGAGTGGGATTCGCAGGGCAATGTGCGTGTGAGGGCATCGGCTGATATCCCCCGGAATGTTTTGTCTGCGATCAAGGAGATCAAGACGGTGCAGACTGTCCGGGATGGCGTCGAGACATCGACGCTGGAACTGAAGATGCATGACAAGATCGGGTCATTGAAGGTCTTGGCGAAGGCTGCTGGGTTGTTAGAGGCGCCTGAAGTCGAGTCGAATAAGCCGTCTGTCGTAGGGATTACGATGAAGGGCCCGGATGTAATTGATATCGAAATGGAGGGTGATGATGGGCCTGTTTGAGTCTGATGATCTTCCCCGGGTTGTTCCCCCTACTGCCAAAATCAGGGGGTTCGACGGCGCTATTGCCCTGGGCGATTGGGGTGAGGTGTTTGTGCAGTTGAAACTCATCGAGGCGGGTTACCCCTGTGTGAGGACATCGTTTGGGCATAGCCGGTCGGATCTCTACTGGGTGATGCCGTTGCAGCGTCCTTTGCGTGTGCAGGTCAAGGCGACAGAGACAGTCAAGCAGCCGGGGGCTCGAAGCAAGTTGGCGCAATACAGTTTCCCGACAGACATTGTCCACGGTGAATTTGACGTTGCTGTGTTTGTCGCCCGGGACATTGGCATCGGTGCATGGATGTTTGGCCATGAGATAGGAGGGTCTGTGACGTTGGGCCCACCGGGAACACCTCACACCGGCAAAACGAAATATGGGAACATCGACCAGTTCCCGATCGAGAGAATCATAGAGGAATACAATGGCGACTGAGCCTGATGATCTAGCTGGTCTGAATCTTGATTTCTCGAAGGCCCGGACGGTCTGGGAGTTTCTCCAGGACGATTCGTTTGTCCGGGGCCTGATGGGTCCGGTTGGATCTGGCAAGTCGTATGGCTCGGCGGCTGAGATCATGTTGAGGGCAGTGAGGCAGCAACCCAGCCCCCGCGACGGGATCCGGTACAGTCGGTTTGCGATTATTCGGAACAGTTACCCGATGTTGCGGACAACGACGATCAAGACATGGCAGGAATTGTTTCCAGAGAATATCTGGGGGCCTATGCATTGGTCGCCACCGATCACGCATCACATCAAGTTGCCATCTCGGGAAGGTGCCGCGGGGATTGACTGCGAGGTTATATTCCTTGCGTTGGATCAGCCGAAAGACGTTCGGAAACTTTTATCATTGGAGCTTACTGGTGCATGGATCAACGAGGCGCGTGAACTTCCAAAGGCGATCATCGACGGCCTTACACACCGCGTGGGTCGTTACCCTGTTCAGTCTGATGGCGGTCCTACTTGGCGTGGTATCTGGGCTGATACTAACCCTATGGATGATGATCATTGGTGGCATCGCCTTGCTGAAGGTGGCGAGAGCCCCGGTGGCACATTTTCGTGGAAGTTCTTCCGGCAACCATCGGGGGTCTTCGAAGTAGAGCCCGAGGATCTGCCGGCGGATCCTGAGTTCAATGGATTCACGTTGTCGGCAGGTAAGTGGTGGATGACAAATCCCAATGCCGAGAACCTGAACAATTTACCGGCTGGGTACTATGACCAGTTGGTGGGTGGGAAAAGTCTTGACTGGATCCGGTGTTATGCCAGGGGTGAATATACCTATGTGCAGGAAGGCAAGCCGATCACGCCTGAGTACGACGATGAGATGATGTGCGTCGATGGTTTGCAGTATGACCCAGCCCTGCCCTTGCAGATCGGATTGGATTTTGGTCTGACGCCGGCAGCGGTGTTTGGGCAGCGGACAGGATCCGGGCAGTGGCGGATTATCCATGAGCTTGTGACTTTTGACATGGGTCTGGAGCGGTTCGGTAATCAGTTGAAGGCTGAGATCGAAACACTGTACCCGGGCGCCGAGGTATCGATCTGGGGGGATCCGGCGGGTATGCAGCGTGATGCAATTTATGAGGTGACTGCGTTTGATCACCTGAAGACTTTGGGCTTGATGGCTCGGCCGACAGCGACCAATGACTGGAAGTCTCGACGCGAGGCGATGGCTGCACCGATGTTGAGGTTTGTCGATAAGAAACCGGGGCTGTTGATTGCGAAGACTTGTCACCGGACGCGGAAGTCGCTTGGTGGGGGATATCACTTTTCCCGGGTTGCGATGGGTGCGGGGCAGGAGCGGTTTCGCGATGTACCGAATAAAAATGAGCATAGTCACGTTGGCGATGCGTATGGGTATTTAGTCCTGGGCGGTGGAGAGCATAAGCGGATGACCCGTCGCCCGATGGGGAATGGACGGCCTGTTGTTGCCGCGATGGATTTCGATGTCTTTGCTGAATGACTGCGATCTGCTTGGTCGGGTGATTGGCCTCGATGGGGTCCGGGATAAGCTGGTGCCGTTTGACCCTGTCTTGTTGCGTCTGATGGATCTGCAAGAGTGGGATCTTGAATATTACAAGCTGTTGAATGATTACGAAGCTGTCCTGCGGAACAATGCAGCCCGGGGGCCGGCTTATGCGTGGGTCCGGGATGGCAAGCCGATTGCCTGTGCCGGGATCATGCTCTACTGGACTGGCGTCGGTGAGGCGTGGCTGGTCCCATCGAAGGCAGTATCGTCCCTCCGCCACACCTTCCATAGGTCAGCACTACGCGCCTTTGAGGTAATTGCCTCAGAACTCCAGCTTCGACGGGTTTCGGCAACCGTGAACACAAAAAATGTCAGGGCTGACCGTTGGATCAAGGCCGCATACTTTGAGGAAGAAGGCTACCTGCGCGAGTTTGGCGTAGACGGCTCCGACCACAGAGTTTATGCGAGGTTATTCGATGGGAAGCATGTTCGCTCCAAAGATTCAGGCGCCGCCCCCGGCGCCAAAGGTCGAAGAAGCCGCACCTGAAGTCGTTGAGGCGACGGAACAACAGGAAGCAGCCCTCGACAACCAGAAAAAATCCAAACTTGCCCAGATCAAGTCGAAAGTGACGGCCCGTCGCCGGCGCCGGCCATTGATCAACCAGAACAGACCCATCCCCGCCCTCGGCGTTGTTGATGGCAATACGTTCGGGCCGACAAACACATGAGGAAAACCCTTCAGCCGAATATCTGTTTTATTGGCGTGGGCCCTGATTCTGGTGTCGGCAGCGCAGATGGGGCTAACTCTGGCGGCAACCGAGGAAATGCGTTCGACGCTGATTTCGGCGGTAGAGGCGGCTACCTCGGGCAGGATCCGAATGGTAGTGGCGTTGGTGTTTTTGGAACAGGCACCCATGACGGCAAGGGCGGTGGTGGCGTCCTTGGCAGCAACGAGGGCACTGAAAACTCCGCAGGTCAGCAAGGCAAGCTTGGTTTCGCCCATACGACTTCAATAGCTGCCAAGAGAACACTCTCCAACCCAACATCTCTTCTTCCCGGCATGGGCTTGGCAAATTTTGCCATCGCAATGGCCCAGATGGCCCCTGACGGAACTCCCGGCACTGCGTCTGAGGGTGGCGGCTATGGTAGCGACAATGCATCCCAGAAAAAAATTCCTGCCGCAGCCCAGACAGCGTCCGCACTTCCCGATCCAGTCGCACCGGCACAGCAAACAATCTCTGCCCCGGATTCTCCGGAACAACAGGCCGCAGCGGTACAGGCTCGGCGCAAGAAGAAATCACGGCCCCTGATCAATGGCGGATTCCTCGGCACAACAGCCGGCGGCGTATCTGACACTGGACAGACCCAGACACCGACAGGCCCATCGCTTGGATCTGCATCAACGCTCGGCCCGGGTGCCGGATTCATCAGAAAGAAGAACACGTTTTGAGCTTTCAACGTAATCCGAAAAACCGGAAGAAGGGCGGCAAGTAATGGCCGAGATCAAAGCCGATATTCTGCGGAAACGGTCAACTGCCGCATGGGCAAAAAAGGATCAGTGGCGCAGCCTGTATGAAGAGGCCTACGAATACGCATTGCCACAGCGCAACCTGTTTGACGGCAACTGGGAAGGTGGCCTCGGCGGTCGGTCCAAGGGCTTGAAGGTTTTTGATTCGACGGCGATTCACTCCACCCAGAGATTCGCCAACCGGATCCAGTCTGGCCTGTTCCCGCCTGACAAGCAGTGGATGGTTCTGGCCCCGGGCACTGACATCCCGCCACCACAGAAACCAGAAGTTGCCGGCGCTCTCCAGACACACGGCGACAAGTTCTTCAGCATCCTGCGCCAGACATCGTTTGACTTGGCGATGGGCGAGTTCCTCATGGACATGTGCGTCGGTACGGGTGCCATGCTGATCCAGCCGGGAGATGATCTCCAGCCGATCAGGTTCGATGCCGTGCCGATCTATTTGCTGGCCCTCGAAGAAGGCCCGAATGGCAACGTCGAAAATGTATTCCGCAAGATGCGGTTGATGGGTGACGCCATCACAAGACAATGGTCAGACGCCGAGATCCCTGACAGCCTCGCCCAACAGATCGAGGACAAGCCGTCCGAGATGGTCAACCTCGAAGAGGCAACCGTCATCGATGTCGAGGATGGCGGCTATGGCTACTACGTGACATGGAAAGGCGGCGATGATTCCGAGGCGCAGGTCTTGGTCTATCGCAAACTGAAGATGTCGCCCTGGGTGATTTCACGATTCATGAAAGTTGCCGGCGAGACATACGGCCGCGGTCCTTTGATCTCAGCCCTGCCCGACATCAAGACCCTGAACAAGACCTTGGAGCTATTACTCAAGAACGCATCGATCAACATTGCCGGCGTCTATACCGCTGTCGATGACGGCGTTCTCAATACCCAGACTGTAAGGATCGTCCCGGGCGCTGTCCTCCCTGTCGCTCGCAACGGTGGGCCGCAGGGGCCTTCCCTAATGCCCCTGCCGCGCTCCGGTGATGTCCAGTTGTCGCAGATCATCATTCAGGATCTGCGCCTCAACATCAAACGGGTGATGCTCGATGACAGCCTTCCACCTGACTCGGCATCTGCGAGATCCGCGACCGAGATCGTGGAGCGTATGCGCGAACTGGCAACAAACCTCGGGTCTGCATTTGGTCGCCTGATCACAGAGACGATGGTGCCGATTGTGCGCCGTTCCCTGTTCATTATGGATGAGAAGGGCCTGATCAATCTGCCCCTCAAGGTCAACGGCCTCGAGGTCGGCATCGTGCCTGTATCACCTCTGGCACAGGCCCAGAACCTCGATGAGATCCAAGACGTTATGCAGTGGCTGGGCATCACCACACAGATGGGCCCAACCGGCATTGCGACTGTCAACATGGAAGCTGTCGCAGACTTCATTGGCGACAAGCTGGGTGTTCCACAGGAGTTGCGTACAACAAATGATGAGCGCGCAGAAACCGAGGAACTGGTCGGCCAATACCTCGCGACACAGGCTGGACAACCGGCACCGGAAGGTGGCGTCGGTGGCGCGTAACTACAAAAAGGAATACGCCGATTTCCACGGCAAGCCGGCACAGAAGAAACGCCGCGCAGGTCGGAACAAGGGCCGGCGATTACTCGAGAAAGCTGGCGCGGTCCACAAGGGTGACGGCAAGGATGTCGATCACAAGGATCACAACACCATGAACAACAGCCGGCGGAATCTTCGCGTTATGTCGAAACACAGGAACAGATCCAAAAAATGAGCGATATAAACACCCCCGGCTGGGAAGGCCTCGAGGCCCAAGCCGCCGAGCCCCTTCCCCATCTGGCCACAGATCAGGCCGAGGAAGACAAGACTGTCGCCCGTGCATTTGCCACTGATGAAGGAAGGGCCTTGATGGAATGGCTCGAAGCAACATACCTCGCCCAGCCTTCATGGGCGCCGGGATACGATCACTCTTACGGCTATTTTCGAGAGGGCCAAAATACTCTCGTTCGAGAAATAAAGTCGCGAATCGAAAGGGCGAAACTATGAAGAAGCCAGAGAAGACCCCCGAGAAAAAACCCGTAGCGAAGAAACCCGCAAAGAAGCCGGCGAAACCCCGTCGCGCTAACCTGATGCTCAAATAAGGAGAACAACATGTCCGATGTCGCGGATGCCCAAATGGAAGCACCTCTCGAAGGTCTTCTCGACGGGGCCAAACCTGAGACAGAAGAAGCAGTCGCTGCCGCCGATACTGAGGCCAGCGAGATAAGCCACATCGATCCGGCAAGCACAGGTGAGAAACCTGATTGGCTCCCGGATCAATTCTATAGCGATGAATCCGGCGCTGACTTCGAGGCCCTTGCAAAATCACAGGCTGAACTTTTCAAGAAGATGAGGTCTGGCAAACATATTGTTCCTGAAGATGGCTACGATGCCAAGTTCATGGGCGAACAGGTCGCAGCCGATGACCCATTGCTGACAAAATTCAATGACCTCGCAAAAGACCGCGGCATGTCGCAGGACGACTACGAAGCAGTCGTTGGAATGTTTCTCGAGAACCGCGGCGAACTGATGGGCGAAGTCGATGAGCCATTCGACCAACAAGCTGAACTGGCAAAGCTGGGGCAGAACGGCGCCGAGATCGTCACCGGCACAGTCAAGTGGATGCAGGGCCTTGCCGAGAAGGGCCAGATCTCAGCCGATGATTTTGAAGAGATGAAGATCATGGGCGGGACCGCAGCCGGGATCCGCGTGTTCAACAAATTACGATCGATGTATGGGGAGCAAGTTGTCCCTGTCCGCATCGATGCCAACAGCGGCGAGATCCCGACGCAGGATGATGTCAATTCAGCCATCGCAGATCCTCGATACCAGACTGATGAGGCCTATCGCAACAAGGTCTACAAGATGGTCGAGCGGATGAATCCTACTGGCGGATCTAGCTCCTCACCATTTTGAGCTAGCCGTCCAATAGCTAGTCCCGGGAAATTGCTTGTTGACATACAGGCAATTTTCTGGGCCTACTCTGTTTGACCCTAACTCAGGCTCTGCCTGAACTGGTCTGATGGATGTAACATCCGGTCCCGGCGGGGATCTCACCCGCAAGCAACAGCCTGAGATATTTGTCTCCCACCTGTCGCGTTCAATTGAAACTTGAACGGAGAAACAGGTAATGTCTGTATCCCTATCTACCAACTTCATCACGCTGTTCGACAGCGAAGTGAAGCAAGCATATCAGGCCGGTCAAGACCTGATGGGCACATGTCGCGCACGTTCCGGTGTTATCGGATCCACCGTGCAATTCCCGAAACTCGGCAAAGGCGTTGCGACTGTTCGCACACCTCAGACTGATGTCGTACCGTTGAACCTCGTACACACAAATGCGACGGCGACACTGTCCGACTACATCGCTCCCGAATATTCGGATATCTTCAATCAGGCCAAAGTCAACTACCAAGAACGCGCTGAACTTGTTCAGGCCGTTGGTAGCGCCATTGGTCGCCGCGCAGATCAACTGAAGCTCGACGCTTTGGCTGCGTCTGGCACATCCCTGACCGTGTCAAACGACATCGGCGGTACAGACACCAACATCAACGTAGCCAAGCTGCGTGAGGCCAAGCGCCTGATGGATGGTGCCAACGTACCGAAAGCTGACCGCCACATGGCAATCAGTGCCGATGGCCTGTCGAATCTTCTGTCCGAAACTGAAGTCGGTTCTGCCGATTACAACAACGTCAAGGCGTTGGTTTCTGGCGAAGTGTCTCACTACCTCGGCTTCAACGTCATCTCACTTGGTGACCGCGACGAAGGTGGTTTGGCAATCGATGGTTCGTCTGACCGGACATGCTTTGCCTGGCACAAATCTGCACTCGGTTACGCCGAGGGCATCGCCCAAAAGACAAACATCGATTGGATCCCCGAGAAGACTTCTTGGCTGGTCGCAAGCATGTTGTCTGCCGGTGCCGTCGCCATCGACGACGAAGGCATCGTTATCATCACGGCTCGCGAGTAATCGCCAGACCAACCTGAACTGAACTGAACAAAGGAGTTCAAAATGGCTTTCGCAAGAGCAAATTGGCAACCACTGGGTGGCATGGCCAAACGAGGCAATGCCCCCGCACTCTGGAGCTACAAAACGACTGACGCACTTACAGACGTTGATGGCGCCGGTTATTTTAACGATGTGTCCGACGATGTCACAGTCGGAGACATGATCTACTCATTCGCAAGCACTAGCGGAACAGCAACAGCCTCTTGGCATGTTGTCGTATCCAACGCTTCCGGCGTAGTGGATGTTGCTGACGGCAACGCAATGGCTGTCGTTGACAGTGACTAACTAAAACTGGTCGGGGGGCTTCGGCCCCCCAGCCTTTTACCGGAGATCTCGATGGCTCTAGGTGACACAGACGTATCAATCTGCGCTCATGCTCTGCTACTCCTCGGAGAAGCCGAGATTTCTTCGTTTAGCGACGGCACTGCCCGGGCAGGTATCTGTGATGCCATCTACTCGGACATCAGGGCCCAAGCCTTGTCGATGTATCCTTGGTCGTTCTCGATGAAGAAAGTGGTCTTGGCCCAGTCGGTCACTGCCCCGATCAACGAATGGACATACGCTTACCCGATGCCATCTGACAGCCTGACGTTAGCGCCTCGGGCCGTCTTCAATTCCACATCAACCGGCGTCACCCCCCTGACATCAGGGTGGGAATTGTACGAGGCCGCGGTCCTGACAGATCAGTCGATCATCGTCATCGATTATCAGTACCAGACTGATGAAGCCGACATGCCGGCGCACTTTGTCTTGCTGCTAAAATACCTGATGGCCATGCACTTGGCCGAGCCCGTCACTGACCAGATCTCTAAAGGCCAGCATTGGGAACGCATCGCGATCGGCAACCCATCAGAGGGCGGTCGAGGCGGTCAATTCCGACAGGCCGCAGCCATCGATGGCATGGGCCAGCCCTCATCATTTATTCAGGACTACCCGCTCATCGATGCCAGACAGACGTTGAGCTAATCAATGTCCAGATCGATCAAGGTTCAAACAAACTTTGCAGTCGGTGAGATCAACCCTGAACTCCGGGGCAGGATCGACATCGCGCAATATGAATCCGCACTTGAACGTGCGCGGAACGTCATCATCAAGCCGCAGGGCATCGCTGAACGGCGCCCGGGTATGAGATACGAACACACCATCCCGAGTGCCGCTACACCTGAATCCGGCGTTCGCCTTGTGCCTTTCTCGTTCTCAACGACACAGACATATATGCTGTTATTCGTTAACAACCGGATGTATGTCTACAAGGAAGGCGAACTCCAGACCAACATCAACGGATCCGGCAACGATTATCTGGTAACGACCATCGGATCGGCTTCACTATCATCTTTGTATTGGACACAGTCCGCCGATACCTTGTTGCTGTTTCAGGAAGACCTGATTCCACAACAGATTGTTCGAGGGGTATCCCACACCGCCTGGACGATTGGCGCCATTACATTTGCCTTCACTCCCCTGTACCTGTTCACGGCCTCTGAGACAGCCCCTGCGGCAACCCTGACACCTGATGTGACCGAGGGCAACGTAACCCTCACCGCCTCGGCTGGAGTGTTCGTTGCCGGCGATGTGGGAGATCAGATCTATGTCGATAACGGGTTTGGGCGCGTCAGGATAACAGGGTTCACATCTACGACTGTGGTCACTGGTGTGACGCTGGTTCCATTCTTCGACACCTCGGCTATCGCGTCCGCGGCATGGACTCTCGAGGGTGGCTGGGAAGATGCGTGGTCTGCCAGCAAGGGATACCCGCGGACGGCCACCTTCCATGAAGGACGCCTGATCGTCGGCGGATCCAAGTCGCTACCGACAACGGTCTGGGGCTCAAAGGTCGGCGAATATTTCAACTTCGACAAGGCCGCGTCTCTCGATGATGAGGGCCTCGAGGCAACCATCGATACAGATCTGGTCAACGCTGTGACAGCGATTCACTCTGGCCGTGATCTACAGATATTCACAACGGGCACTGAGTTCATTTTGCCCCAGTTGGACGGTGCCCCACTAACACCGTCCAACTTTATTCCCAAGCCATCAACCCGCCGCGGGTCCGAGGTCGGAATCCGGCCCCAGTCCACCGAGGGCGGAACGCTGTTCCTCCAGCGCGGCGGCAAGGCGATCAGAGAGTTCCTGTTCACCGATACGCAAGGCAGTTACATCGCCAACGATGTCAGCCTGTTGTCTTCCCACTTGTTGCAGGGGCCCACCAACATGGCCATGCGCCGGGGCACCAACGTGGATGAGGGCGATCTGCTTCTGGTCGTTAATGGCGACGATGGCACGATGGCTGCTTTCACGATTCTGCGGACGCAAAACGTCATCGCTCCCAGCCTTCTGTCTACCGAGGGCAGCTACCTCGATGTCGCTGTCGAGGACGCGGACACGCCGCTGGTTTACATGGTTGTCGAGCGTGAGATTAACAGTTCCACGGTTTATTATGTCGAACTGTTCGACAGCAATTACACAACAGATTCCGCAGTCCAGTATTCGGGCGGATCTCTGCCCGGGACAACGACGATGACGGGCTTGACGCACCTCGAGGCTGAGACGATCAAAGTCATCGCAGACGATGCCATCCTGACTGATGAGCTTGTCGATGGTTCCGGCGAAATCGTCACCGACCGTGTCGCGACAACATACATCGAAGCCGGTCTGGAATACCCAACATTTACTGATGCACTCGCGGACGGGGCCACAAAGACAACGCCGCTCCTTCGCACCATGCCGGTTGAGACGCACCTGAAGTCTGGCCCGATCATCGGGTTCAAGAAACGGATCGTCCAGGCATCGATCATTCTTGATGACACGCAAGCGATCACTGTCAATGGCGAGGCCGTACCGTTCCGGCGCCTCGATGACATGTCACTCGATTCCGGCATCGCATTTTTCACAGGAACAAAACGCGCCGGCCCTTTTCTCGGATACGACTATGAGGGCCAAATTGAAGTCACTCAGGATGAGCCGTTATTCATGACGCTGCTCGCCCTCGAGTACAAAGTATCGGTAGGTCAATAATGGTCGCAGCGGTCCCATATGTTGCACTAGCCATGACAGCCGCCTCGGCTGTCGGCCAGTACCAAGCCGGCAAGGCACAGGCGGCATCGATGGAAGGCCAAGCCAACGCGGTCGATGCACAGTCATCGGTCACAAAGTTGGCTGGGCGCCAGAACGCCTTGCAGCATAAACGACAGGCGGTTGCCTCTCTCGATAATGTCTTGAGGGCGATGGCCTCGAACAATGCCCGTGCGGGTGCGGGGCACATCGATGCCGACAGCGGATCGATCTCCTCGATCAATAATGAGATCCTTTCGATCGGCGTTCGAGATGTCTCGACAGCGTCGGCAAACGAAACCATCACCCGCGGCATGGCTGGATATCAGGCAACCCTGCAAAATGATCAGGCCGCGCGGCTTCGAGCCGGTGCCCCTGTCGCACGGCGCACTGGTGTATTCAACGCAATGGCCGTCATGGGCCAAGGCATGATGTCAGGCGCACAGGTCGGAGCGTTTGGGTCTAGCACCTCGGCAACCGGCAACGTCCTCGGAAAGCCGGCATAATGGCAGCGCGGGATCTCCTCAAGCCACAGTCCTCGCTCGGCAGCGTTGCGCCGATCTCGCTCCCCGGCGTCTCGATGCCAACCGGCCCAGACCCCCTTCTGGCTGCGACCGCGAACATGGCCAACAGCCTGTCGCAGCGCATCGGCCAGATGTCTCAAACGATGTTCAAGGTCGCCGGCACACAGGCCGAGGCGAAGGGTGCCGCAGCCGGCGTCCAGAACGCGCCAACGATCAAACAGATCAAGTGGGCGAAGGAACACGGGCAGAGCGTAACGCTCCCCGGCGATGCTGGCTCGATCAACATTCAGGAACAGGCAGCGTATGCGTCATCGCTCAAACTGACAGAAGCACGTTATGGATCTCTGGCCCGGGAAGCTGCACTGGGCGAGGTTACCAAGGCGTTCATGTCGGATGGTGAGATCAAGCCGGACTTGCTGCAAAAAAACTTGAATGATGTTCTGGAATCTTACACTGGATCTCTGGCCAGTGTCTCTCAGGCCGGTGCCGCAAAACTCGACATCGATCTCCGCAATCAGTTCAACAATCAACTGGTCGCCTATAGCCGTGAATGGCACAGCAAAGACACCAAGCAGCGTCGGGCCAAGGCGGTTGCCAGAGCGCACAACATCCTGCCCGAGGTCGCTGGATATGTAGTTGGAGACTCAAAGACGCGGCAAAGCGTCGGCATCGCTGAACATGCCACCAGTATGCTAGAGCGTGAAGTCTTAAACATGACTGTTGAAGGCGTCCCGACGTCGACCATCGAAGCCTACAAAACCACATTCCAGAAACGCCTGGACAATGCGCTCATCACATCGGTGACCCAGTGGTCGCAGGGCAGTGATGCCGGGGGGCCTTTGGATGCCTGGAATAAGCTGACCAAGGGCACTGCCCCAGCCGGCGTTATGGATGCGTTTGACGCCCTGCCTACAGACAAGCAGACAAAACTGAGAAACGACATCTACGCCGAGAATGAAAAGCTGGAAGACATCGAGGAAGACAGGCAGACGGCCATCGATGACAGCCTCGAGGCTGTCAGCGAGATGCACATGTCCAACTTCCTGACTGCCTCGATGAACGGCGACTCTGCCGCCATGCGCCAGATTGTGGCCCAGTTAGCAGCCACAGATGGCAAGACGGCAAAACTGTTGTTGCCACTTTTAGGTAAGGCAGGGGATGCCGGGACTGATGATGCTCAAGTGGTCCGGGATCTCACCTTGAGAATAATAAAGGGCCAGACAGACCCGAAACAGCGGACCTACATCAAATACGACATCGTCACTGCGATGACCAATGGCACTCTCACCGAAACCAAGGCAAAGCAACTCATCAACAATCTGGTTTCCTCCCGGTCGCATGTATTCAAGGCGGCAGAATCCGAGTTGAGAAGTCTGGTCCGATACAATGTTGCAATGAACAGTATCAACCCGACGCCGGAAGATCGTGCGGCCTTGCGCCTGTATGAGAGGGTGATGTCGAAACTGCACCTCGCCTCTGCGGATCCTGAAATGAATTTGGTTGCACTTGTCGAAACCGAGGTCGCCAACGAACAGGACAAGGTCCATGCAGCGTTGGTTGTAGAGGCTCAAGAGGCTCTGGCATTGCGGCCTGTCTATAACACTGTTGAGCGTGTCGAAGAGGCTCGGGCGACAAAGTCAACACTGAACTCGAAAGCTCAAACCAATTGGGCCGCGGCTGATCGTCATGTTCAAATCATCAATAGGTGGGGCAAGGCCAAATGAGCGACCTCGATCAAGAACAGATCACTGCCCAGACGGCACCCGAGGAGATAACCCCTCAAGGCACACTGCGCCCTGAAGGCACACCTCTGGTCATCGACATCAAGCCCCGCGTTGACCCTGCCGCAGATCTCGATCAGATCCTGTTGGAAGATGAGACAGCGAAGGGCGTTGCCCGGGGCATGGAGTTGCCCCTGCAATTGAACACAAACGAACACGGCGCCGTCTACTACACGCCGCAGTTCCCTGACATCGATCCTGTCGGCATCGAGAACCAACAGCCGATTAAAGAAGAGGTCGGGTTGGTTGAGGACATCGGTCGCGGTCTGGCAATGTTTGCCAAGGGTGCGGAGAATATGAACGCTCTGATGCCGATCCCTGAAGGCATGATGTCATTCCCGGATGGTCGCCCTGTTACAAACCTCGCGGAGGTTGTCGAGGTTCTCGGCGGCATGTTCGATCAGGCTACTGGGCTGAATACATCTGAGCGCATCCCGGATCCCGTTGGCATAACCGGCGGTCTTGTCGGTGGAGTTGCCCAGGCATTGCCGGGAATGATCCCAGCCATCAAGCTGGCAAAAGTCGCCGGCATGGGCCCCGTTCTCGCTGACATCGTCGGCGGGTTTGTTGGCGACATGGCAACGTCATCGGAAGTCGAGGCGGAGAAACTTGTAAAATTATTCGGATCAGTTGCGTCTAAAGAAGGCGCTGCGGCCCTGACAGAGTTCATGAAGGATGAGAACGGCGACATCGACGAGCTGAAGGCACGACTGATTGCCGGCGTCCCGGGGCTTATCGCGGGGCCAGCGATACACGGCGTTGTCAAGTTGGCATCGATGGCGAGAAAAAGCTCCGGCGGTCAGGCCCTCATTAAGCAGTTTGTCAAAATGATGGCTGATGAAAGCGGTGAAGTGAAGTTGCCGGGGATGGGTGCCGGCGGCAGGGTCAAAATGGGCCAGGATATGCAGCCAACAGGCAAGGCCCCGACACCGGATGAACTGACGGCGGCAAGGGCTGAAACAGTCAAGGATGGCGTCACAGTAGCCCAGCGCCTCGATACAATTATTCCACAGGCAGAGCGCGTCGATGGCGGCGTCTTCCGGCATGGGATGCCCAATGGCAAAGAGTGGTCAACCCTGACGCCAAAAGAACTGGCCAAGCGCGGCCCGGGCGCAACATTCAAGGACACAGATCTCGATCGTATCTGGAACGAAACACTGGCAGAGGTCAGTGCCGCGGCTCGGGACGCAGTCGAGAGAACCGGCGCAACATGGACAGCGTTCAAGGCAAACGATTGGGACAAGGCATTGCGTCTGCCTCTCCGGTCACAGCTTTGGTATGAGTTGTCTGGCGAACAGTTCGCGAAGTTACTGCCGGATCTGACACACAATGAGTTCATGATGTTTGTCGACCTGATCGGCGCGACATCTGCACGGGCCAAGCCCCTCGAGAATCTCCAACGGTCATTGGCCGTTCTCTCCCAGCGCAAACGTGGCGTCCCTGTCGATGTCGACCTGACGATTCAGAAGTCTGTCGAAGATGCCCTGATGAGAAATGGCACAGAGATCTCAAGTGCCCTCGGCAACAAGACGGGGATGTTCTCTGACACCCTCGCGATGGTTGGCGGCGTCCAGACGCGATACCCCATCAGCGTAAATGATGTCTGGGTCGGTGACATGTTTGGTATCGACGGCAAACTGATGACGGCGAACCAGTCGCTTCATGAGGTGTTCGGCAAGTACATGAACAAGCTTCGAGACCTCACAAACGTCGGTGCAAAAAAGGGCGATGTCAGGCATCAAAGCTGGCAACTACAGGCCCGGGGCTGGGTACAAGCACGATCAGCCGCTGACGGCATCGACACATCGAAAGCTGCGTCCGACATCGATGGATCAGACTACGCCGGGGAATGGAGCAAGATCGTCGCAATGCTCGAGGATGCTGGCATCAGTGTCCCGGGCGGAAAGATCACAGACAAGATCCTGATGGACCCCCGAGTCGCTGACGCCCTGCGCCCGACAACGCCGGCATTTAGATCTGCGCCAAAGGCGACAGTCGAGTTCGGTACTTTGCTCACGGCAAACGGCAGGGCTGCACACAAGGCATATTCACAGGCAGTCGAATCCGGCAACGCAAAGACGGTCGAAGAGTACGAAGGGGCACTGGCCAGTGCCCTGTACAATTCAGGCCAAGGCGCGACTGCTTGGGAGAAGGCCGTCAGGGTTGCGACTAATTCTTCAGACAAGGTGACCCGGATCAATACCGCCAGTGGCGCGGATCCATTTGCCTTCTCTGGCACCTTCGAGGGGGCTGTCGGCGCGAACATCCGAATCCCTCTCAAGGACATGACGCCTGACCAGATAGCCTACTTTAATGCTGTCGCCGGCAAGGGCCTGAAACAAAAGGCAATGGCTGCGGCAGAGATCCATCGTATCGGCAAGACAGATCCTCTGCCGGCTGGAGCCATTGAAACCGCCTCTGTGATGTTCGACCATTCGGGCGCAGTGCCCAAAGATATGATCGGAGACTTCGCTGACGCCCTCGGGGCTGGGTTCGAGGTATCCGCCGCGAAACACCCGGGGAGCTTGGTTTTTGACATCAATCCCAAGTTCGATGACGCTGGAAATGCAGTCGGCCCGACAGCAGCAGAGTTGGATGCCGCCGTTGACATTATGGCCAAAAAGCACAATATAAAGAACGCCAAAGCGTTCAGGGCTGCATTCAAATCAGAGTACGGCAAGAACTATGTGGAAGACCCGGGCGATCAAACGGCGTATAATGCGATCATTGACGCTACATTAAGGGAGTGGACAACCGATGTCAGACAACAAGTCAAAGCCATCACAGGCGACTCAGTCACCGACAAGCAAATCGAAGTCTGGCTCAACGGGGCAACAAGCAAGCTCCCCGTCACAAAGTCAAAGCTCCCTGATGGGGTCGAAATATCTAGCGTCCGAGGAAGAGCATCGACAGTTCGCAAAAGATTTCGGCAGCGACTTAGTGATCACGCCTCGGTAGAGAAGGCCTTCGATGACATCGGCAAAGGCGTCGATGCCAAGTTCGAGAAACTTCTCCCCAAGTGGCAAAAACGGGCAGACGCACTAGCAAAGAAACAGGGCTCCACTGCCCCAAAAGGGGGAAGTGAATAATGGCTACTGATACCATTGCGCCTGAAGAAGTCACCGCAGCCGGTGAACTCCGAGATCCGGCACAGGCGCCACTCCAACTAGACATCCCCGCGCAGGACGCACCGGCTGGTCAACAGACCGCTGGTGTCGTCACTGACGCCATCAAGGCTGGTCTGGGCATGTTGAGCCCACAGGTAGACAACGCTGTCCCTGCCCCCACACAGGCGGTCCCTGCCCCCACACAAGCGGCACCAGCCCCTGTTCCACCAGCGCCCACACAAACAGCCCCCGATGCTGTCATGCCACCCGGGGCCACAGTCCGCGATGACTTGGCCCTCGATGAGAACGCCGCGGTCCAGAGCATCGATGGCGCTGTTCTGGTTCGACAGGCTACTGATGCCGAGATGATGATGTTCGAGGCTGCGATCCCCCGCATGGATGGCAAGCCCGGGGCCACAGGCCTGAACTATTTCCCGATGAATCTCGATCAGATGACCGATGCCTTCAACGGGAATCTGGCTGCATTTCAGGCGAAGATCGTCGGAGCCAACTCTGTCGCCATCGAACAGATGAAACGCGGCAAGATGACCATCGAGGAGATCGGTCACGCTGCGGAGAAGATCGGCCTGAAGGACATGGCCATGCGGTTGCTGAACAAGCAGCCCGGGGAAGTCTTTAACGCCGAGGAAATGTACAAGGCTCTGGTCACACAGGCATCGTCATTGCTGACAGCGAAGTCGGCATATGATGACATGATTGCTGACCCGACTGATGCATCCGCGCTCAATTTCTTGCTGGCCATCAATCTACAGGGTGCCCTGACAACGTCACTGGTCGGCGCCAAGACTGAAGCAGCCAGAACGATGGCTGTCCTGACCAACTTCAGCAAGATCATGAAGGCCAACCAGATGCCATCAGCCGATGATGTCACCGGCATGTTCGGCCAGATGCCCAACATCGAGGGTATGTCACCCGAGGACATCATCGCCAACATGGGCGGCATCGAGACGATCATGGCACGGGGCCAAGCCTACATGATGTTGCGCCCGGACCAGCAATCACAGGTCGCGTCTGGATTCTCGAAGTGGTTCAACAAGGGCGTCGATGTCTTCATGGAATCTTTCATGAATGGACTGTTGTCTGGCATCACCACACACATGGTCAACGTCTTGGGCAATGCCGGATTTCAGATCTACTCAATCCCTGAACGGTTCATTGCCGGCGCAATCGGTGCAGCCAGAACAAGTATCCCCGGCTCCAATCAAAGCCGTGTCTACATGACCGAGGCCCTCGCCATTCCGGCTGGATTCATGATGTCGTTCAACGCTAGCATGAGGGCTGCGGCAAAAGCATTTGTCACTGAAGATCCCAGCGATCTGGTGACCAAGATTGACTACCGGACACGCAAGGCCATCACGGCTGAGAATCTTGAGTTGGACCCGGAAGCCACAGTCGGTCGGGCAGTCGATCTGCTCGGCAAGGTCACACGCATCGCCGGTCGGTTCCTGTTGACTGAAGACGAGTTCTTCAAGGGCATGGCCCGGGGATCTCAGCAATACACAGTCGCAGTCAGACGGGCCCTCGATCTCAAGGCACAGGGCGCCGATGATGCGACAGTCCGGGCCTCTATCGTCCAGGCTATTCAGGAGCCCGATGAGGCCCTTCTGACAAGCATGAAAGACTACGGGCAGGTAATGACCTTCCAGAAAGATCTGGAGGGTGTCTTGGGCCAGTTGCAGGGATTTTTCAGCCATCCTGCCGCGAAGATCTTTGTCCCGTTTTACAAAACGCCTACCAACATCGTTAAAGAAGTTCTCGCCCGGGGGCCTTTGGCCCTCGCGCTGCCATCGTTCTATAAAGCCATCAAGGCCGGTGGCCCCGAGGCTGACATGGCGCTGTCAAAGATGGCGCTGGGCTCGACTATCATGGCTGCGTTCGCCGGCTACTCTTACGGTGCCGAGGGCGACGATGTCATCATGACCGGACACGGTCCGACAGATCCCGCGGCCAGAGAGGCATGGTTGCGTCATCACCAGCCGTATAGCTTCTCGGTCAAGATGGAAGACGGCACACGCAAGTCGATCACATACAGCCGGTTCGATCCGCTGTCAGGAATGATGGCAGTCGCTGCCGACTTCGCATGGTATGCCAGGCACAGTGACGATGAGGACATGATCAGCGGTCTGGCCGCTGCCGCCGCGGCTGCGAACTACAAGTATGTCGGGCAGTTGCCGATGCTTCAGGGCATGTTCGAGATCTCCGAGATCTTTGGCTCCGAGTACGAAGGCGGCGAGGCCAAGTTCAAACGGCTTCAGGAACTGTTGGGCAAGCAAGTCGGAAGTGCAGCCATCACTGCGCTGCCACTCCCTACAGGCTCCTTCACTGCGTCGATCGAACGCTACTTTGACCCGACCAAGAAGAACACTCTGCCGACAGACACCAATGTCGCGCCACTTGTCCGGGGCTTCTATGAGGCCTTGCAAAAGGCTCGGTCGCGCAGCCCGTTTTTCTCGAAAGATATGGAGCCGGCGCTCGATCGTTGGGGCACTCCCCGGATGGAAGGCGACGGTCAAGTTTGGGAACTGGCATCGCCCATCAAGATTCGCATCGATGAGTATCACATGGTCGATGATGAGATATCAGATCTGAACCTCGGTCTGGGCAGAGTGCCCAAGTCGATCGAGGGCATCAAGCTGACAGCCAAGCAACAAAACATGCTGGTGATTCTGGCCAACAACCCACCAGACGGCGGCAACTTGCTCGAGGATCTGAAGGACATGGTCCTGTCACCTGAGTATCAGGCTTTGCTCCCCGGGTTCCGCATTACAGAACTGAGGGCGATCGATTCAGTGTACTGGTCGAATGCAAGGAAATATCTCCTCGAGATGGACCCGGATCTCAGGGCCCGGGTTGATGAGCGCAACGGAATCAGGGATGTAACCGGCAAGGCACCAATACAATGATTTCTTTTATCAAGAGCGTCCACATGCTATATGGTACGACAGGAGCGATGAACAATGGCTGATATCCCTATCTCGGCGGTCACCCGTCGCGTTCAATACACAGTCGGTGGAACAGACACCGGCCCTTATAGCTTCACGTTCAATGTGCTGGCCGACACAGATCTGGCTGTCTATCTGAACTCAACGCTCAAGACGATCACCACACATTACACTGTGTCTCTGAACGCAAACGGCACCGGCTCGATCACCCTGACATCGTCGCCATTAACGACAGACATTGTGACTATCATCTCTGCGGTTCCCATCGCCCGGGTATCTGACTATACGACGGGCGGTGACTTTACCGCGGCGGCAGTCAACGCGGATCTCGACAAGCAGACAATTTTTTCCCAGCAATTGTCGGAACGAATCGATCGTTCCCTGAAGTCTGCCACATCTGAATCCGCGGTTACCGATTGGGATCTGCCGGCACCAGAAGCCGAGAAGGCCCTGAAGTGGAACAGCGCCGGCACAGCCCTCGAGAACTCGACTGATGACGTCGATTCATCGGCAACTGATGCTGCGGCATCGGCGGCTGCGGCACTTGTGTCGGAGAACGCAGCGGCGGCAGATGCTGTCCTGACCGCAGCGGATGTGGTCACAGTCGCAGCAGATTTGGTCGCAACAAATCAAGACACGATTGACACCGCAGCCGATTTAGTCGCGACAAATCAAGACACGATTGACACCGCCGCTGACGTTGTTTTGACCGCAGCCGACGTTGTAAGTGCAGAGAGCGCAGCCGGTGCCGTTGCAGTCCCATTCACCTTTGATAACTCGACTTCAATGGCTGATCCGGGCACGGGCGATTTCCGCTTTAACAACGCTACGGTGGGTTCAGTAACAGCGATCACCCTGGACGCCAATAGTGCCGACACCGGCAACCCTGATGTGTCTGACTTCATTGCAACATGGGGCGCGTCTGACAGTGGTGACAAGGCGCACATCACGTTCAAAAAATCTGGCACACCTGCCACGTTCGCCACGTTCAAGATCACAGCAGCCGTCACAGACAACACAACACACCTTGAACTGACAGTGACACATGTCGACAGCAACGGGACATGGACCGCTGCCGATAAAGCCTATGTCGCCTGGACGCGCACCGGCGATGCCGGTGCCGCTTCTCCTTCTGCCTCGACAACGGTAGAGGGCACGGTAGAGGTCGCCACACAGGCCGAGGTGGATGCAGGGACCGACACACTCAGGTCCATTACACCAGAGACACTGGCTGCATGGTCTGGTTTGCCAACAGGTACAAACCCCAACCTGATCATCAACGGCGGCATGACTGTCAGCCAGCGTGGTACATCGTTTGCTGGCCCTGCTAATAGTGAATACACGTTGGATCGCTGGATTTACGCGCTCTCTGGTGCTGGCGTAGTGACGGTGACACAAGATGCAACAGGTATATTCGCTGCATGGGGTAGCGACTACGCTTTGAAGGTTGACGTAACAACAGCCGACGCAAGTATGGCTGCGGGAGATTTATATGCAGTCAGCCAAGTGATTGAAGCGCAGGACTTGCAGCATCTGGAATATGGAGCCGCAGGAGCGCAAGACGTTACACTGTCGTTCTTGTATCAATCACCTAAATCCGGCACTCACACAGGCGCACTACGACAGGACGATACAAGCCGTGTATACGCCTTTGAGTTTACTGTCACTTCTGCCAATACTCCAGAGAAGTTTGAAGTGACGATCCCCGGTGATGCGTCAGGTGTAATCAATAATGACACGGGACAAGGGCTGTATGTGGACTTTCCCCTAGCCCTTGGGTCTAGCCGTTACGCTACTGCTGGCTCATGGGGGGCGGGTCAACTATGGGGTGGAAGTAACCAACAGAACCTGATGGATAACACAGCCAACAACATCTACATCGGACAGGTCAAACTGGAAGTCGCATCAAGTGCCACAGCCTTTGAGCATGAGAGTTATGGGGATACTGTTCGCAAATGTGAACGGTATTATCAGCAGTACTTAAGTACAGGCTCGTTCCCCGGCGACAACGTAGCCTTAGAAATGTCGTTTTATTTAAGCGGCATCACATCTAGCGGAAGAACCATTGGGTTGCCTGTTCTATACGGCACACGTATGAGAGCAGCCGCAACTGTAACGACCTATGATCAAGTGGGTACAATAAACAAAGTTACGGTCCCTACGGGTCATGTATCCAGCACGATATACTATTCTAATGAGAAGGGTTTCAGGGTGGATGGCGTAGCAGGAACAGCGTCGTCAGCCAACATTGAGTTCTACTGGACAGCATCAGCGGAGTTATAAAATGAGAACCGTAAACAAGATAATTATTGATGGCAAACTTATCAGCTATCTTGAAGCTGACGTTGGTCAATTCCCGCCCAACAGTGAGCAAGAGGCTTTGCTACTGCAACAGATCGCAGATGGTACAGCAGAGCTTGGGCCTGACGATGATCGGACAATAGTACCAACAGTCGATGACTTACGCATCGCTGGCTACGGATCAATCGGTGATCAGCTTGATATGCAATACAAAGACGCTCTGAACGGTACGACGACTTGGGTTGATCATATCGCTGCGGTCAAAGCCGCTAACCCAAAATAACGGAGCGAACCTGTGCCAGTAAAACTGATCAATGAAGCGGCCCCTATCGTCAGAATGTTACTGGTGATGATCGTCGTTGCGTTCTCCGCTGGTGTCACCTACATGGTAATCACTGGCGATATTGGCGGACTGCAATCTGC